ACTTCGACTTCTTCTGTCATGGTGTCACCTCTAAGTAACTGTTCTCTAAATAATAAATTCGATCAATCACTTTGTCTAATCTTGCTGATCAGGCGAGTTTTGATCTGTGCCGTCTGGCATAATAGGCGACAAGTTAGCACAGTATGGCTCTAGTGCGTAGTTTACGCCAAATTGTTCCATCAAAGCCTTATCTTTCTGGATTTGAGAGAGTAATTCTTCTGCATCTTTTCCGTACTGCGCCGCCACATCAGACAAAGACAGTACACCAGATTTAAGCCCTGCGATAGCGCTATTCATCTCTTTGATCGGATCTATCCAGCTCCAAGCGCGGCCTCTAAACTGAGAAGCTTCGGCAAACTTGTCGTAAGCGGCTAACGGAATACCGAAGCTGTTTACTTCCATTGCTGCGCCAAGCCAATGCTCGTAAACAGGGCGAACGAAGTGGTCGATTAAGAAACCTTGCATATCTGCATAGAAATCACGCTCTTCTAGCGCACCTTGGCGAATAGACGAGTAGCTGGTTGATTCTAAGTCGTTAGATAGCGCGGTATAAGAAATGCCCAAGCCACTCGCAATGCCTTTCAACACCGACTTATGGAATGAGTCAAAATCGTTATTAGGGAACTGAGGCTCGAAGGTCTGTAGACTCACGCCGTCAGGTAGCTGGTGGAAGCTGGCTGGCTCGGCTGACATGATAGGCACATGACCGTCCATCTCATCAGCGACAAAACCGTCTCCCGCTGGTGAAGTAAAGAAGCCCATTTTAGATGCGCCAACGCGAGCGTTAATAACCGCCGCTTCACGGAAACCGTCGAGCTGCTTAATAGCAGACATGGCTGGACTCATCCAAGGCTCGCCGCGAGATTGTCCAGCACGAAGAGGTAAAAAGACGTGGAGCATATTTTCCGCTGGGATGCGGATATGCTTCTTCTCTTTGCGCGCAACGTGCTCATAGTCAGTCGGGTGTGAAGTCAACAAATGATAAGCGACAGGGCGCTTGAACTGGTCAACTTCTACGCCCATACGGACTTCATTACCATTAGGTAAACGGGTGTTTCTCTTGTCGTCGATTTGATCAGCTTCGATAAACTCTAAAGCGAAGGAGTCAACAAAGCGAGAAGAACGGTGCATGATAATAAACGCTTCGCCATCACGCGCTATACTTTCCATGACCAATTTCTGTAGGTCGATCCAAGTATGCTTGCCGCAAACCGTACAATTACCAAGTTTTGCCCACTTAGCAAAAGCCTTCTCGACAGCTTCGTTACCGCTCATGTCTAAATTGCCGACGGAGTCTAAGGCTTTGACTTGTAAGCTAAAACCCTTCTTTCCGACAATATTTTTCTTGAGCAAGTTCAGGTATTGCTTAGCGTACTCGTTATTTCGCGCTAATTCGCGAGATCGAGCGCGTAAAATAGACAGCGCGTCTTTTAACTCGCCGTCCGCAGACTTATCGACAGTTTTGAAGTCAGAGAGTAGACGGCTTACTGCTGCGCCAACATAACTTCGCTTAAATACCTTGGCTTTTGTTGCCTCGGCAGCCGGCTGAGACTTAAATCCGTCGAAAATACCCACTTAAAACCTCACCTTGATTGTTGAGCCATTGGCCTTGCCGCGCTTAACAAGCTCAGCGTTTTTATGCGATGCAATCTCTTTGCGGTAATAATCGCGCCATTTTAGCAGGTCGTTGATACTCATTTTAACTAGCTGACGACCGCTAATACTGTAGCTCATCACATCCGAATCGGCTTTGCCGCTAAGAAGACTCTCTATCTTAGCGACCATAATTTCTGCGTGGGTTCTAGGGTCGGATTGGTTATTATCTAAGTCTGGTATTGCTTTAAATACGCCAGTGTCGATAACAAGTCGATTGCCCGAACTGATTTGCGTTATTTCTAATTGCCAGTGATAATCTCCAACAGAGAAATTAGCAGAATCTACGCTAGGTACAGTAAACAAAAAGAAACTTGTCTGGTCTGTACCAAGTAGCTTTATCTCATCGTCGCCACCACCAGTAATACGGGCAACGTACTCGGCAGTGTACAAGCTAGGCAGGTAGTCGGTAGCAATATCAGTGCGCTTCCATTGGATGAAATCGCCAACTACAACTTCAGTTGGCTCACCTTCTGGAGCGGATGTAGGATCAAACAAATTAGCCATCTTTTACCGCCATGAGTTAACAAAACCTTTGCCAGTTTTAGGCACAAATGGCCTCTTATTGGTCATTTTAGGCTCTTCTTTAGGCTTTTGTGAAGCCTCAGCAGCCAATTTATCGACCATAGTATTGACATTTACGCCAATTATAGCATAAGCAGCGTAAGCGTAAACAAAGCAATCTAATGCTTCGTTTCTGGCTCTGATCTTCTCAAATGTGCGCCGTTGATAGCCTCTTTGGTATCTAGTGACGATTTTTTCTGCTGTTAATTGGCGAAAATACTCGTCTTCAAGCTCATCGGAAAAGTGGACGTAGCCAGATCCAACGTCTTTTATCGCCAATCTAGCAAAAACTAAATGTTTCGTCGTGTCAACTCCAATTGGAAATAAACTGCATTTTCCTACGTTATTTTTGCTCGGTCGTCCGACAATTGGCTTGCCTTCACCCCCGACGCCCTTGATCGCAAATACCCTTCGACCCGCATTTTGCTTGGCATAAGCGTAAACGGAGTTGGTAAAGTGACCCCCTGAGTCGATGGCGGTTGCTCTAATCGTGACAGCCTTACCGGATTCGGTCTGGTAAGTGGCGAACAGGTTAGAACTCAGTGATGACCATAGCTGAGGCGTACTTGGATCGCCGAAAAGCGTAAAATGTCGGTAGACATAAATCTCTTCGTTGCGGCCCATCGCGAAAATTGTCCCTTCAAGCCTGTTGTCTTGTACGTCTACCCCGCAGACAAGTAGCGGAGCTTCGTCAGGCACGAACTCCATAGGCTCACGACGTTCAGACAACTCGTAGTCGTCAATTTTCTCGCTATCTTCTTCCCACGTCTCGCCCAAGCTGACGTTAACGAAGGTTTGAAGGTCGCTCGTGGCTTTTTTCTCTAAGAATGACCTTACAATGTCACGCCAACGACGAAAAGATGAGTACAATTCGCTCAAATGGTAGCTAACATGGCCGTTAAATGGCTTCTCAGCTACCCATTCACCATCGCGTAACATGACTCTTTTGTCGGTATCGCTGATCGTGCCGCCACATTCTTGACAGCAATAGTAAGCGGTTTCGGGTAAATGTCGGCCTTCTTCGTCCTTGTCCCACATCACTTGCGACCATTTCAGCAGTATTTTCGTGTGACAATGTATGCAAGGGACGTAATAACGGCGCATATCACCCGCTTCAAACGACTTTTCTACGAACGAAGCCCCTTTTATGGTTGGGGTCGATGTGACCATCAATTTACGCTGGTCTCCGAAAGTTGCGGCCCGTTGCCAGAGCAGAGACACGGGATGCCCTTCAGCAGTACGCTCGTAACCATCTACCTCATCGCAGTAAATCTTAGGTGCGGAACGACCGCGCATTGTTCTAGGTGAACCACTCCAGCTAAACAGCAAAAAGCCGCCAAAATACGACTTCATTGTCTGGTTGTTGACGCCTTCTCGACTTCTTGGCTTAGCTATACGATCTTTAAGCGACTCGTTAGAATCGACCATAGGGTTAAATTTCGTTTCTAGCCAAGTATTTAAGTCACCTTGAGACGGCTGCATCATCATTTGGCTGGCTGGCTCGTGGGCAATAAAGTAACCCAAAGCGCAGTTAATGAGCTGAGTTTTGCCCAGCTGCGCGCCCCACATCAACGTAATTTGCTCAACGTCTGGGTTGGCGAACATATCTAACGGCTCTATCTGATAAGGTGCGTTGCTAAACCTTATCGGGCCAGCAATAGCGTTGCCCAACGGAATTTGTATGTTAGCTTCGGCCCATTCAGACGGGGTGTATTTCGGGGGTGGCTCAAGAAATGAACAGGCTTTGCGCCAAACTTTGGCTATGCCGTCTGGGTTATCGTAATCGCTATTCCTTTGAGGCTGTATCTGTTTCTTCGTCTTCATCTTCATACGCTCTCGATAATATCAGTAGTGCCGCATCAATCTCGCTAAGCAATATGTCTTTAATGACTGCTTCATCGCTTAAACCTACTAACCGCATAACAACACGGTCGGGTATACGCCGAATGATTGATCGCAGGTTTGCGAACTTGTTGGCTAACTGCCGCTCGATAACATCAAGATCAACGACTTGCCCTGTCTTCTTGGCTAGGTCTAATTCTGTTAGTGCAGCTTCGGCTGTAAGTTTTTTACGCTTAGCTTCGTCCGCTGTCATCAGGTCAATGTTACCGAAACGCTTATTGAGTTCTCGTTCCATTAACCATTGGTTGATCTGTACAGTACAGAAAATGTGCTTTTCGCCACCACGCTGAGCCTTCTTCTTAACAGGCATTCCAGCGCGCATCCAATCGCGAATTGTCTTCTCTGTACAGTCGTGTATCCGCGCCGCCTCGACGATACTTACGTCCATAACATCCTCCAAAACATTTGTGTATGTATATTAATCCAAAAAAGTCCTCATAGCTATGTTTTATAACTGTAAGCAAAACAGTAACTTACGCAGAAAAGTTTTCTCGCGCCTTGGCAGCACCCGTGGCTGTTCACCACCAAAGTACCTTTTTAGATTTGTCAAGCGTTTATTTAATTATTTTATTTTTTGCGCTGAAGTGCGCGCCGCCCACCTACAATATTATGCACGAATAGCTCTTAAACACACTGTGAGACGTTTTGAGACAGTTTAAATACTAAGTAAGGCAAGCGTATAGGTGGGGACGCTATCATTTAATGGCGGGCGTCTTAGAGCGTCTTATATTACAGGCATAAAAAAAGCGTCCTATGGACGCTTATAAAGTCTTATTGGTCGATTAGGGCGCTAATACTCCAACCATTGCACCTATGACTATACAGTTAATCGTTGCGAATATTAGCGCGCGTCTAAAGGCTGTCTTTTCACTAGCGCGCAATGCTTCAATAGTGCGACGCTGGTCTATCATTATGTACTTATATTCTGTGTTCATAGTATTAAGCCTCATCTTTTACTTGTGTAATTGCGCTTTCTAATAAATCTAAATTAATGCGCGCGCCTATACCGTCATATGAGTTATCTATGTACATATAGTCGCCGCTAATATAGGTGTCTAAACCCTTACATTCCTCTAATGTGAATAATGGCTTATCGTCTATGACTGGTATTAGGTCGCGCGCTTCTTGTAATGCTTCAGATATATCGAATTCACGTTCACCAAACATAGCAATGCTGAAATAGGGTCGCCCGTCTGAAATTGCATAGACCTGCTCAAAATGCCAGTAATCGGGATCGGCTAATATTTCGCCTAGTCTTAACCATTCGTCTTTTATGAAATCGTCTAATGATTTAGCCAATTGTTCGTCTATGAAATAAACTGGTTCTTTTTTTACATAGTCATAGTCTGTAACTAAGTACTCTAAATACTCTTTTAACTTTTTATCGTCGCTTAATTCATAGCCTAAACTTTCGGCTAAATATTCGGCGTAAGATTCGAATTCATAGCCTCCCTCTTTTATTTCATCTTCCATAGCGGCACTGAATTCATTAACCTTTTCAGCGACAATAGCCATTGAGTATTGTTT